GAAAGAAAACCTTGCAACATTAGGTTTCGCTGCTTTAGGGGAAGAAGTACTACAAATGGACATCATGGACATTGTACTGTACGATAACTACACACAAGAAGTAATCGTAGCATACCGTGGTTGCTCAATCGACAGCTACTCTGAAGATGTTAAAGCGAACGAAATCACTAGTGAGAACGCTCGTTTCTACTTCTTGACTTCAGCTAACGTACGTAGCGCATAAGGAAAATCAGGAGGTCTCTTTCGGGAGACTTCTTTTTCTTTTATATGGAAATTACAGGTTACAGTTTCTTTACAGTTAGGTTACAGGGGGCTAATCGGGGTGTATATGTGTTACATTAGTAGACATAACCAAAGAAAGGAAGTTATGCATGAAACTTAAATCTATCATCACATTAGGTGCATTGTCAACAGGATTCTTCCTATTTGGACAGGGTACAGCTTCAGCAAGTGGGTTTGACACAGACAGGAGTATTGTAGATTACCTTTATCACAAACAAGAGGATCACAGCTTTGGTCATCGTAAACAATTGTCAGAAGCTTACGGAATGTCTAATTACGTAGGAACAGAAGCTCAAAACGTACAATTACTTACCATGCTTAAAGCTGACAGAGGAGAAGCTGCTCCTCAGAAACAGGTAGCGCCTGTTCAACAACCAAAACAACAAACTCAGGTTGAACCTGAAACTAAGCAAGCACAACTGCAAGGTAAAACTTTGATCGTAGAAGCTACTGCTTATACACCACATCCAAGTGAGAATGGTGGTACATATGGTGGACAAGTACTAACAGCTACTGGATTTAACTTAAGTAAGAATCCAAACGCACGAGTTATTGCTGTAGACCCACGAGTAATCCCGTTAGGTTCTAGAGTATATGTAGAAGGATACGGAGAAGCAATGGCTTTAGACACGGGAGGAGCTATTAAAGGTAACCGTATTGACGTGCTTTTACCAACAGATTCCCAGGCAAACGCATGGGGACGCAAGCAAGTTAAGATTACAGTATTAGGTAAATAAGTAATTAACAAGCAGGGGCTTATAACTCCTGCTTTTTTTATTGCAAAAAATACTAGCTAATTATAGACAGGCTATGGTATACTCTCCTTAAAAAGTTATCCACATGTGGATAACTATACGATACATAAAGGTTATTATTGTGGATAAGGGAGTGTACATATGGCAAAGCAAAGAATCGATATTGTAGCAACAGAAGAAGCGTTCAAAAACCTGGCTACATTTTCTGATATAGAAAGCATGAATGAAACAGTGCGTAAATACAGGGATGTTATTGCATCCTCTATTAAGCGTGCTGATCTTCGTAATCGTTTAACATACTTATTAGAAATCCTTAAGCGCCACAGTTGTAAATATGTAGGTGTTAGTTTCCTATGCAAAAATTCGTTAGCAGCGAAGATGGAAGTATCATATAAAACTGTACAACGCCTTACAAAGAGACTAGAGGATTTAAACATTATTAAACAGATTCCGATGAAACGCAAGTCTGATATGAACCAAACATCAAATGCTGTTCTAATTTTGCCTGTAGAAAACAACATGTCCGATAAGCAACCACAAGAAATGACCGAGAAGTGTCCGACCGTTAATACAAAACCAGTTTCTTTAAAACAAAATATAAAACATATAAACAAACGTAATACATACCAAGATAATCCTGTATCTCAAGATAATATTACAGCAGCCGATTTTGTGGCTCATTGGGTTCCAACACGTTTCACTTCATTCATGAGTTCTTTTTATCGTAAAGCAGAAACAATACAAGAGTTTTGGAAAGTAGTAAGACAGTGTAATAAACCTGATGGTACGGGCAAGCACGCCTTCACAAAAGAACAAGAAACAGTAATCGGTATCCAAGCTGCTAAAGAACTGGTAATGAAACTGAAAAATGGTGTGAAAATGAAGAAGGGTACGTTTGCCTATTTCAACGGTATTGTCGCTAATATCATGGACGAGCTGTACTTCAACAATGAGTTTATGGGCGAGCTCTAAACTATAATATGCATAAAAAGAAC